CCCAGCCTACGCCAGAAGCATTCCACCCTTGGAAAGCAACGACAGCATCGGTCACTTTCGCCCCTGATTAGGCGATGCGGATGATTGCGCTAGTCGAATCAGCCGTCGGGAAAATGATCGTAAACGTGCCGTTGGTCGAGGTCTTCGCACCACCGAAGTCGAGTACGCAAACCGACGGATCGCCCGCTGCCGAGTCGTTGTAAATCAACGCCCCATAGGCTGTGATCGTCGCGCTCGTGAACGACAGGTCCGCAAAGTCCGTAAACGCCGTCGTGCCCGAGCTCGTCGGGGTCACGTTCGTGAGCGTACCGCCGCCCGCCGAGTACGTGCCTGAGTTAGCGACCTCGTTGGTAGCCGTATACGCCGTGGTCGCGGCCGTAAAGGACGCGCTGTTGTCGTACAGGGCCAGCTTGAAGGTGTTGCCAGTGCCCGTCGTAAAGTTGTGCACCGCCTTCATCAGCTCCACCTTGAAGCTGGTGCACATGTAGTTGCCTGAAAACGCCATTTTACTCTCCTAACAGATGAACCAGCTCTGGATGACCCGCCTCACGAAGGCGATTGGCCATCGTAAGCCGGTCCTGCTCAACGGCCTCCTTCAAGTAGAAGGCGACCACGTGCTTTACTTGCGCTTTAAAGGCTCGCGCCTGCGCCTGGACAGCCGGATGCGACTGATCCCCGACGAAAATGATCTTGTCCGCAGCCCTTTGAGCAAGTTCCTCGACGTCCCAACCCCGATTTTGGGTGGTGGCGACCGATACTCCGCTCGTCAAAACAGGCATTTCTACCGTAATCATGGGCCAGGCGACTCCGATTTAACCGGGATGCGGATCATACCATCGCGGTACTCGTCGCGGCGGCGGCGACCTTGCTGCTCGATGCCCAGACCCTGGATCGCTTGCTTGTAAGCGCCGTTGAAGTACTGAAGCATCTCCGGCGGACCCTTCGTGTAGCTGTAAGCCTGCATCAAACAGGCATAAAGCAGAGCTTCCGGGGCGTTATTACTGATCCAGGTCGTCGTATTCGTCGACGACAACTGCGCGGGACGGTAGATATAGCCCAGTTCCACCACAAAATTCGCGTTTGGAGTGGGGGCAATGTAGAAAGTATTCTGATCCCAGACCGAGTAATACTTCGGGATGCCCGTGCTGGCCCCATTTGGCCAGTATTCCTTCATAAAGGACGTGTCACGGAAGTCCAAAAAGATCTGATCGTTGCCCGAGGTGATCATCATGTAGCGATGAGTGAGGATGTCACTCGGGGCGGTCAGAAACTTGTTGCCAGAAGTCATCGTCCCGCTGACTTCAAGCTTAAATACGTCAAGATCGATCTCGCGGAGGATTTGGTTCTCCGCCATCGTAATAAAGGTATTGATCACCGCGTTCGTGAACACGTTAGAGTTCACTTCGGTGTAGTTACGGATGTTTGTGACCAGTTCGTCGTACGTCATGTCGTCGTCACCGTCACGCTACCCACCAATCCGGTGGTGACCAAGGCCTGTCCGAGCACATACGGCCGCATGTCGGCCGTGTTTTGCACGCTGCCGTAGCTCTGGAACGCGGTGAACCCAGGCGCACCGACGAACACAGAGACCGGCTCAATGCGATCGGGCCGCGGATCACGCAGCGCAATAGCATCGCCACGATAACGAAGCGGCTCCAGTTGCGGTTCCTTCGGCTCATAGTCGTCCGGGCATACCATGTATCCCTGCCACTGCTTGCGCAGGACATTGTAGGGATACCGTTGGCCGCAAAAGTCGCATAGGCCGTAAGAAAATTTGCCACTGGCGTAAGCCACGCTACACCCCCATGTCGGGCACGAACTGCACGCTGGCAGTGTCCCGATCCTCCATGGCGGCGCGATTGAAGTCCTCTTCGTAGAGGGCCTTCAGCGCCTGCGCGCGCTCAGGCGCGTACTTGAGCGAGAGCTGAAACGCCAAACCAGAGACCAAGCAGGGCAGGAACCGGAAATTCACGTCCGTCGTGTTGGTATAAACACCAGCATCTTGGATCCGACGGATGCGATAGTAGACAAACGTGTACGTTTGATCTGCCGCCGGATAGAAGTAGACCTTCGGGGAGTTGGTGCGCTCGACGTAAAACTGCGCCGGTCGCGCTTCCGAGGTCTTATCGGGGACGTTGAGGTAATCCTCTCGGCTAATGCGCTCGATGTACACGTCCGAGTTCACGCCCTGGCTGTTCTGACGAATGATTGCCTCGAGCACATTGACCGTATCCGTTGGGAGCGTGATCTCCTTGGTGCCCTGAGTCAGGGTGTAAGTCGCCTGCTCAATCGTCCAAAGGTTCAACCCACGGTTCGCCCAGTCCAAGAAGACAAGATTGAGCGAACGGCGGGCCGACGTAAGCTGATAGCCTGCCGTCGGCCGCATGCCGCAACGCTCAAACGCTTCCTCGATGAGATCATCGATGGAAAGGTTGAAATCGGTTGTGCCCGAGGTAGCCATTTATCAGCCGCAAGATCCGCCGTAGCGCATCTTCTTGACCTTCTTCTTGGCCATGCCGCCCTTCTTGTAGCCGCGGTTCATCATCCCGCCGCCCATCATGCCCATAGCCATACGCTTGTGCTGATTGACGTCGCCACCTTCGGCCATCATAAGAACCTTGCCGGTCTTCATGCTGGGTTCGGAAACCATCTTGTTTTTCGGGCCTTTGCCCACGGCGCCGCCGCCACGGACGGCTGCGCCCATTCCACGTCCTGCCATGTTAGTACCCTCGCATCGCGCGGCCGCGCGCGTCCTTGCCGCCCTTCTTCATAGCACGGCCTTTCTTATCAGCCATACCGCCCTTTTTCATCTTGCCAACGCCATCGGCAGCGAAGGCCGGAACCTTCTTGCCACCTTTGACAACCATCTTCATTTTGCTGGCCATTTCAGGCTCCTTTGGTGTTTCTGATTTCGTCCAGTTTTGCTTCCAACCGGTTAAAACGCTGGTCCATGTGTACCACCAGCTTTTCAATGCGGTCATCCACTTCTCTACGTGTGACATGATCTCTTGCGACCTCCTCTCGTGTGCGGTTCAAAAGGATTCCAAGCCGATCGAGCTCGTCAAACTTGCTCTTGAGCATGAATCCCATCCCCATCACGATCGCGGTGAGGACGATGTTCCAGATCATCATCTCCATGAGCTAACACTTCCACCTTCTACGCGCCTGCCGAAGCCGGCTGTTAGGATCCTTAGCAGCTTTTGGAAACATTTTCATCTGCCCAGCCGAACGCGCACAAAACGACTTGCGTCGCTTTGCACGTCCAGGACTGGGGTTAGATTCCGTAACTGCCGTCTGTAACTTGCTGCCAGGATTAGCGCGACGAAAGGCAGCAACGCCCTTGCGGGTCATGCCTGCGCCTTGCTTGGTAGGACGGAAATTGCCACTCCGAACCGAAGTGGCAATTCCCATGCCCTTCTTGACGGCTCCGCCGCCACGAAGAGCTAGGCCCATCCCACCCCGTGATCTCACGCCGGGGCTCCGCCTACATACAACAGCGTGACACTGAGAACTTCAGCCGAGGACAACGTGGCATGCACGCCGTCCGTGGCAAGGATCCCATCGTCCGGGATGATGATGTCATAGGCGCCGGCAGCAGCCGGCGTCTTGATTTCCATCACCACCGTACCGCTTGCGCCTCCCGTCTTCAAGGTAATGGCAGCAGCCGTACCCGTACAGGTGTAATACACCCCCTGGATACGAGTGCGGCCGTTGACCATGTCATTAGTGGCGATGACGGTTTTGGCCTTGACGTCACTTGCAAAGCTCATGACAGCCTCCTATTAGCGGGTGGCTGAAACGAGAAGATAGTCCACCGACGTCTTGCGAGTACCCGTAGCGCTGCCCGAAAGCGACATCGCGGCAACCGTCAGATCGGTCGTCGGGATGTTGGTCGTGTGCGTCGCCACCAGCTTGCGGTTGACAAAGAACTCAACCTGGCCCGTGCCCCAAGCGCGGAAGCCCAGTGTGACGTACGTGTCGTCAACGAGATCCACAAGGGAGTCCGTCGAGGTCTCGGTGCCGCTCGCTTCCGTCTTGCAGAGGATCGAGGCATTGCCGTCGTCCACCTGGAACACGATACGGTCAGCAGCCGTCAACATCGCTTCCGGGTTCGTCGCGAAGTTCACGGTAAGACCCACACAGATGTCCGTCTGATCAGCGTCATTACACTTGAGACGGGTCTGGAACCACACATACTTGTCCGCGGCCAGCGCGAACACTTCGTTGCCCTGCACCGAAGCGCCGTCGTCATCCGTCGTGGCAGCCGAGGTCAGCTCAAGAACGCCGTTAAGAACGTCGGCGCCGATCCCAGCGGAGGCTCCCGAGTCCTTAACAACCGTCCAATCGTTCGTGGAATCAAGCGCGACCCCGACGAAATCGTCCATCAACGTGACAACGTCAGCGTCGATCGTCGTGGAAAGGTCCGCGGCCCAAGCGCCGGTGGCGCCCTTACCCGAATACTGAATCGGGCCTGAAAAATGCGTAACAGCCATTTCAATTTACCTCACATGCGAGTTAGGTACGTCTGTCTGCATGTCGTCAGCCGGGGCTGTCAGACGTACCGGATTTTCCCGGAGACTTGACTATACGTGATCGAAGTGCATAGAGAAAGGGGGCCTTTCGGCCCCCTTTCACTTTTGCCTCTTAGGCAGCGCCAGGCGATCCGAAGATGCCACGCGGGTCGCTGAAGCCGAAGCTGTAGCGCTCGCGAGCCTTGTACCGCACGTTGCCGGTGTCGAAGTCGCC